ATAGAGCCACCCCCGCGCTAGTCAATGGCGTAGGAGGAATTGCCCCTAACACTTTTGCCATTGATCCAACAATGTCAGAGCCGGTTTCTGTCCTTGGCTGATAAAACTGATTAGATGTTGTTTGTGCAGCCTGTTGCCCTTGCTTCATGCCTTCAGGCGTGTTCCAACCTACAACCGCCTCTGTGCCGTATTTTGCAATTGGCGCTGCAATCATGCGCCCAACATTGCCAGCAATAATTGCAGGCGTTTCAACTACGCCCATAATGCGATCACGCATTGTTACAGGCTTTGGTGGCAGTGTGGTTGCCGTTTCGCCGCCAGGAATTTGTGTCTCCGCGCCTAATCCAAGTTGCTTGTAAAACTGTGGTTTAGGAATGTCAGCGTAAAACTTGGAGTGCATTGCATCCGCTAATGCCACATCTGGCATGTCGTTGTACTCTGGGTTTTTGGCGCGAAACTCAACAAGCGTTGCCATTATTTTTTCCTCAAGCCAAACGGATCATTAGCCGTGCCGCTAGCGGATGAACCACCATATTTGTCAATGTAAGCCTTACCCTGTGCGCCCGTTGATAATCGCAAGCCTTCAATGGCTCTATCTCTAGCCTCTGCTTTTTGCTTAATAACAGCCTCGCCCTCACCAATTAACGGAAAATATTCTTTAATTGTGTTTGCAATTTCACTGCCGCCAAACGCAGCGCCTGAAGTCTTACGCAGCCAAGCTGTAGCAAATGCAATTTGCGCCTGTCCTAATTTTTGCTGATTTTGGTCAGGCCCAAACAATGAAGTTGGGTCTGTTCTTGCAATTGATTCAATCATGCTTGCAGCTTGCTCACCTGGCCCAAACGGAATTAATTTAACAACACTTTGCAACACACTTGGAATAATTGCGTTTTTGACTGTGCCTTGAGCTTCAAGCTGCGTAATGACATTTTGTGCTTGCTTCATAGCGCCGCCAAACAAAGCGGCATTGCTTTGCACTTCCGTCATTCCCTTAAATTCTTCAAGCTGCCGCGTTTTCTCCAATTCTTGCCGCGCTCTGGGAGACAGCGCTGCTTGTGCGTCAGGCGCTGCGGGTGGAACTACTGGCGCAGTAGCCACAGGCGCAGCAGCCGCTGGACGCGCCGCAACGGGCGCAACAGGCGCTGGCATCGTTGCAGGGGCAACTGGTGCGACAACCGGCGGCGCATTAGGCGCTGGCGGCGCTGGTGGTGACAAACGCGCCCCACCGCTAGCTTGTAAACCGGTATCAAAAAACAATTGCTGGGCGCTAATGTTAAGCCGTGCAGCTTCGTTCTCCAATTGCAATCTTTGATTGGCTGACAAACCATTAAACGCACGATCTGACAAAATGCGAGCTTGATCTAGCGTAGCCTTTGTATTTGGGCTGACTGTTATTGGAGTAGCAGTACCAACCGGTGTGCCTAATCTTGGATCAAACGCTTGAATTCCACCGCCCGTGTTTTGGAAACTTAAATTTGGCGGCGGTGTGCGTAAAAGACTAAAATCTTTGCCGCCGCTTGCCATGAATAAAGCAAGGCTGTCAGGCGTAAATTTGCTTGGATCAATGTTTCCAAACTTATTTTTGCCTGCGCCCTGCACTAAAAGTTTGCCGCTTTTACTGTAAAGACTACCGCCTTCAGGAACAACCATTGCATCTTTAGGCGCAATTTGTGCCAACAATTGAGCCATGTACTGCTGTTGCCCAGCAGGGGTTTTCATTGCTTTAAAACCTTCAGCAGTTAATTCACCTGTGGTTGCAGGAATTGCGGGTGTGCCAGGCGTTACGCCAAAGTTACCAGCGCCAGCCTCGCCAGGCTGAATGATCTCATTCATCTCGTTGCGCTCAGGTTGCATCACCATGCGAGGATTTTCAACAACATCACGCTGATCCACATTTGCCGTAAATGTTGATGGGCCTTCAGGCACTGCCGCTGTTGGAGTCAGACCTTTTAACAATGCGCCAAAATCAGCAGAAGTGTCAGCTTGGTATTTTTCACCAAGCGCTTTTGATTCTGCTCTGGCCGATCTTTCTTGCCGTCCAGCCGTGTACTCATCCAGCATTTTTGCTAAACCCGCTAACGGGCTGATTCGCACACCGGCCTGCGTAGGCATCTCTAAAGGCTGCGCTGCTTTTTGCCCTAGCGCTTCAGCCAAGCGCAACCGCCGCGCAATCGCCTCTGACTCAGCCGTATATGGTGATAAATTTATTGTTGCCATATTTATGCCCTGCCACCAAAAGCCCTTGCAGCCGAGCCGCCAAGACTGTAAAGCGCTGCCGTGTTCGCATTAGATTGCCCCACTTGCGTGTTGTAGTTGTTTTGATCAAATGCGCCCTGCGCTTGTGTAGCTGCAAAGGTAGGCGCAGCCGCCACATTTGCACCCTGATACGCCCCAAATGTTGGGTTCTGGATTTGCGATCCAGACATAAGCGCAGTAATCTCATTAAGAGGCATCTGCCGCCCTTGGATCGCTTGTGCAAGAGCCTGCCCCTGCGCGGTATTGGCAAATTGACCGCCCTGTAGAGCCTGATTAAATTGGTTTGTGTTGGCAGCACTGTCCAGATCAATGCCCGTCCGTGCGGCCTGAGTCCGTGCATCTGTCTCTTGCTCACCAAGTGACCGAATAGCGTTGTCGTAAGCCTCAGTGCCTGGCCGCAAGCCTTGGTTTATTAAATTGGTTTCTGTGCTTGTCCTAGCCCGTGCCATTGACGGCTCAAGGCGAGACATGATTGCGTCAAAGCCTGTAGTTCCCGCATTGATCGGCGCTCTGGCTATGTTGCTTGTGTTTAGGCTTGTTTGTACCGCTGGGCCACCAAAAGCAAAAGGCTTATCCAGCACAGTGGATGCCATTTGCGTACCTTTTTCTCCAAGGTTCGCAAGACCGGTTTGCACCCTTTGTTCGGCCTCTAAAGTTTGCTGCGCTTGTGGCGTTAAGGTTTGGCGTATTGTTGGAGTGTCGCCGTCATAACTAACCAAACTTTGACCATAGGGCGTGTACATGTTGGGGTTCGACAACTTTGCAGTAGCCCGAGCCGACTCAAGATTAGCCTGCCCTTGTTCAACAGCAGCGCCCCTGTAATCAGGCGATGGTGGTGGCGGTGTTGTCTTTTTCCCCATATCTTTCCCCTAAATATTTGCAATCACTTTTTGCCAATGTGAACAAAATTAAGTCACCATCAGCCATTCCATCTTTAACCCTTGCCTCCTCTGTGAAGCCCATCTTCTCAACCAGAGTTATGCTTTTTGCATTTGTTGCGTCTACAGGGACAATGATCTTTTTGACATTGCAAACATTGAACGGGTAATCAAAAATTGCAGCTAGGTAGCTTGCAGTGATCCGACCCTCAATCGCAATGTGGCAAAAAATTGATTGCCCGTTCCAGTTCTCGTAAATCACGCCAGCAATTATTTCACCATCTCTTGCCAGCCCAATCGCACGGCTGCGTTCTTCAAAATATCCACCATCGAGCTGCTTGGCAGTCCAGTGACCAACCGCATGATCGGATTTTATTTCAAAGGACACCACCGGCCTCAAACACTAGATCGGTTGCGACCCACTGTAATTGTATTCCCTGAGTGGCAGTTTTCAACAGCGGCGCAAAGGTATAGCCGATTTCTGTCGCACCTTCCCAGTTTGCTGAAGGAGCTAAACCACCGCCCCAAAGCGCAGAATCCCACAATCCCGTGTCCCAAAGGCCAACAGTAGACCCAAAAAAGGTTAACTGTGCGCTCTGGTCATTCAGGTTGTAGTCAACATTGACATTGCCAAAGATCGTAGGATTGCCGTCTGAAAACAAGTGATAGCGGATCATCTTGCATTGTTTTTGGGTTGCCGCGCCGTAATTCTGGAAACTTTGCAGGGCAAAGCCTTCGATGTTGGAAGTGTCATCCACAGTGCCGTTCCAAGCCGCCGCCACAAATCCATCACCGCCAAAGTAAGGATCATCCTCAAACAACTCCCAACAATTAGCATACCAACCCGTAAAGTTGCACCAGCTTTTAGTAATGTTGTTCATCACATACTGTTGTTGCTGACCTAAAGCAATTGGCACATTCATTATTAATTGATTTTCTTTTGGGTAGTAAAGCAATTGCCACCCAAAATTTGCCCCGTAGGTAGTGCCTGCCTGACCCATTGCGTATTGGATTTTGTTGGTAATTGATACCCGTGGGTCAAGTCGTGAGCTTTGCAATGCACCCGCCATAGGCACTACACCATCTTGCGTAATGATGAGCAAGTCGCCGCCAAACTTGGTATAGCAGCGCCTGCCAATAGGTGCGCCAACCCTGAACAAGCCAATTTGCGAAATCCCTGATGGGGTTGTCGGATCAGTTAGCCGCCAAACTAACGCTTCGCCGTTGCTTGTAATGAAGACTAAATAGTCATCCACACCATAGCCAGCGTCTAGCGTCCATGTCATGCCAGCCACAATGTAGCCACCCATCTGAAAGATGCTGGTCATGTCTAACGCAACCGCTGCCCCGCCAATGGAGTTAACCGGTAAATACCAAACTTTAAGTGAGTCGTTTGTTGTCAGCCAAATCCGGTTTTTAAACAGCGTGATGTTTGAAACAGTGGCTGTGTCAATATTGGTGATGTTGTAAGGTACGCCGTCCCCATCGGTGTGCCAAGCCAAGCCGTCATAAATTCTGAGCTTGTCTGCGCCGTTAACGCACATTAAATAAGATGCTGCTGATGTGGTGATGTTGGTGTATTGGAATCGTGCGTTTGTCAGGCTTGTTACATCAGCCGCCCCAACCGCACCGCCAGCCGTGATGTTGTAGATTGAATCATCAGCCGCTGCAAATAACTCATTGGCCGTGCCAGAGCTATAAGACATGATCGTTTCAACTTGGCCCACAATGCCAGTGGCAAACTTGGTGTAGCCATTTCGCAAAATAACGGAGTTAGTGCCAGGCCAGAAGTTGGTCAGCGTCACCGCATCCATTGCATCCATCGCGCCCAATGAATCTCTTGCGTTCCACCCGCCAATGGGCGCAGCTACCGAAACTGTTTGACTGCGCTGCGTAAGTGGCGCTTTAGCAAATGAGGCCAGCATTATGCGGTAGGCCAGTTGCCGTCTTGGATACTCCAAGGCCCAACCAGTGCATTCATGCCTGCTGGTGCTAGCGACTGAGCCGCAACAGGCACATCTTGCGCCTTGGTGTAGCTAAGAGTCCTCATAAACTCGCCCAGCTCTACAGCGTAGTCAAGTTTCTTGGCCTTGAGGAAATAGTATTTCAGACCGGCCAGCATTAAGTCATCAGCAAACACAGCAGTGTCTGAATCGGCTGTGTAGGCTGGTTTTGTGCCTTCTGTGCCGCCAGATGCAACAACCCAATAGCTGCCCACATACTCAAACGCAAGGTTGTAAACGCTGGTCAGGGCTTGGAATATACGCAGCTTGTCGTTGTAAATTCGGTAACGCTCCCGTGGGCCAACCGAAATGATGCCGCCTTGCAGCCATTGCCACTCTTGGCTGGTCTTTGTGCCAAGGTTGCGCCAATGGTTTGTTCTGTCCCAATTCGTGTCGGAGATCATCCGGTCAAAGCCGCCTGGCATTGGGTAATCTTGCTTGGCAAATGTCAGCGAAACAGCCGCCGTGGAAGTGCTGACCGGCGTGTTAAGGGTTAGCTGAGAGCCAGAGTCAATCGTCAGAATCTCAGAGTAAGCCGCTATGCCCGTACCAGTGACCACATTGCTCACTTGCAAGCCCGATGTGGTGATGTTGGTGATTACGCTGGAATTGGCCGTTATGTCCCCTGTGACAGTGGTTGCCGCCGTGGTCTGAAAAATGTACGCTTTGACCAACCGCTGCCACTCATAATCACGCACCAAGTCTTTGCCAAGGCGCTGAGCCAAGGCAAGAAGCTGGACAGTCTGATTGTTAGAGTTACCGATTACCGCCGCTGGCTGCGACAGTCCCAATTCACCGGAGACTTGATCGACTAATTGCAGCAGCGTGTAGGCCATTTACTCCACCAATTCTTTTTTAGGGCGACCAGCTTTTTTGGCCGTCAACTCTGCAATCATCGCACGAAGTTCAGCCATTTCAGCATCCTGAGCCTTCAATTTTTCATCAGTTTCAGCACGGATTTTGTCAAACATTTGCGAATCTTCAGCAGCAGCAATAAACGCCCGAGCCTTGTCGCGCAAATCGTTAAAGCCCATAATCTTGTTGCCAACAATGTCTGAAAGCTGGGCAAACTGGTCAATCGTAAAGATGTTTAGCGCCTTAAATTCAGCCTTTTGAGTCTCAGAAACAGCGCTCCACACCTCGATTGGAGTGCCTGGCACTGTTTCCTCTTTCTTTTGCTCAAACCTTGCCCACTCTACGGGGAAGTCTTCGATGTCTTGCTCACGCATTGGCCGGTCAATGGTCAGGGTGTTGTCGCCTGGCACTAGCTTTTTCAAGAAAATACGCTCTTGAAAGATTGGGCGCTTTTCTTCAGCCGTTCTAAAGTTGTTCTGCACCTGAACCGCATGGAAAAATACCGCCATCTTGCCGCGATTGCTCTCCATAAATGATTCGTCTGTCCATCCAGCCACTTCGTTTTTCATGCCATTTCCTTTAGTTGTAGCGCGGTTTCTTGCATTAAACCATCGCCAAAAAATGCAAGCTCTGCATCCTGAGTCTTGATGAATTGCTCCATCTCGATTGCCGCCTCAAGCATTTGCCGTGTGGTCTGGAACACCCTGTCCCCAGCCTTGACAAATATTTTATCTTGATTTTTACCCAAATGTGGCCCTGCATGCCGGTCTGTTAAGTAGCTGCAATCCATGCCGTGAAACTTAAACCGCCGATACCCTAACGCCGCCATCACTTCCATTGCCCTCATGCCTACAGTCGAGCCACCCGAAATCATGCTGTTCAAGCCTTCTGGATGGTTTGCCGCTACCCATGCCACTGTGTCTAAGTCGTTGCCGTTAATCAAGTGCCACAGACGCACGTTATAGCCCTTTAGGGCTTCCCACCAGCTTGGATGGCATACAGTAGCCATTAGGTATGTTGTGGCCTTCTGTGGCCTTTTAAGCATTCTGGCCTTGTGCTCTCTGGGATCGCAGTCCACATGGAAATCTGGCACGATGCCTCGCTCGACAAGGTAGTCATGCGCTCCTGAAACAGTGACGATTGGGCGTTTTATCTGTTGCCATGTGTCGGCTAGGCTTGGCCCGTAGCAAACAATTGATGCCCATTTATCGTTAAATTTGGTCTTTTTCTTGAGCATTTGCCCATACGCCTGCGACATCTGGGCATGGCGCTCTGCGTTGCTCAAGACTCCTTGTAGCATTCGACCCTCATGTCTCTGAATGGGAAATGGTAGCGAGGCTCAAAAAATTCTATGCGCTGCATGCCCACCGACTCCAGCATCTGGCTCAATGGAACTTGAAACCAGCCCCAATGGTGGCACATTGCCTCGTTCTTATATTTCGGGTCGCCATACAGCGCATGCAGGGTCATAAAGGGCTGCAACGGCTCTTTATTAACCACACAGTTGTGGACGTAAGCAAACACCTTGTCCATGCAGGGCAGCTCTAGGATCATCTTGCCGCCAGGCTTTAGCACCCGTTTCCACTCAGTCAGCAGATCAGCGACTTCCCACTCGTAAAAGTGCTCTAAAACATGAATCGCAGCCACGGCATCAGCCGAATCAGACGCAATTTCCAGCTTTCGCAGATCGCATTTAATGTCTGAGACATCCGAGTAAAGATCGACATTTATCCATCCGTCCCATTTTTTTGTTCCACATCCAAGGTTGTAGGCCGTTTCGTAGCTATCTTCCACTTGGCGCTTAGTGTTTGCGGCGAGAATTTTCCCGTCACGAAAGACTGCGCCTTCGATATGAGCCGGTTTGCTTTGTTCTTTAAAGTCCATTCAATGCCGTCCTTGATGTTGCCAATGTAGATCGGGAAACCCTCTAGCGCAGGGTGAGGCTCTGCCACCACAAAGCAACCCTGTCGGATCGCCTCAATTGCTCTGTTGGCGCTCTTGTAAGTCTCTGTAGCGGGTAGCACCACAATGTCAGCTTGTGCAAACTCTTTGAGCATGGTCTTCTTTGACCACGGAATCGACCCTGCAAAGTTGGAAACCACCCGTAGGTGATAACCCGCTATCTCGGGCAAGATGCGCTCTAGGCTTGCTCTGTTAACTTGGTGACCATACCACAACAGGTTAACACCCTTGCAATGTGGCTTCTTCAGCGGGTACTCAAACGGATCAGGAATGACCACGGCATCACGTTCCAGCACTTTGATGCGCCTTGCCATCTCATCAGTGGGGCAAGTAACCACATCGGCCAGGCGCAGCGCCTCTTGGTAGTGCATCCAATCAAAGTGGTCATCGCAAAAGTCCACCACAATCCATGCGCCCCGTGCCTTGGCCCGTGCCATGTCCATCAGCTCTTGCGCTTGGGGCTTGGCAAACACCAGCGTGTCAGCCGTCAGGTCGTTCAGGCTTGCCCAATCCCCTGCCGGTATCTTTGCCCGATAGCGCCAGCTTGCTGACTTGTTGTCGCCCCAATGAATGAACGATGTGCGTGTGTTTAGCTCTTTGCGCTTGTCAATCAGCCCCGCCAGCTCAAAGACATTCTGGCTGCGTTTCTTGATGATGGCCTGAATCAACCCATGCCCATGCCCCGTAAAGGTGGCATCTGGCAGATAGTCGTAGTAGGTCTGGAAGTGTTCAGCTTGCAGCGCCATTGCCGCATTGCAGTAAAACGGCTCACCCTGTGGCTCTATCCTGACTTCGATCAGCTTGTCGCCGTCTTTGAGGCCATCGCCGTTGACCCTTAGCTCTGAGCCGTCATTGCACGAATCAAAGCCAAACAGCTCAAAGTTGCGCCAGCCAAGCACATAAAACAGGGAAATAGCCCTTAGACCGGAAGTTGTGCCGCCGCCAATGAGCATGCAGTTTTTTGGCCGGTCTTGGCCTTTTTTGATGTACGGATGCCAAAGCGTGACATTGTGGCCGTCTAAGTTGTCAAACAGCGCTTGGTGGCACTGGCTGGCAATCATGTAATGAACAGCCTTGTTTGGCTTGTAAAACGCGATCCGGTGTTCTTGCGGGTCAATGGCTAAAGCGTAATCAGGAATCACGCCGTTATCAATTAGCCAATCGTGCGCCCCTTTGATTGCCACAATGGGCAACCCGTCTGCCTTCATCTTTTTAATAAGCTCTATCTGCCCCCTGACACTTGGCGCACTTGCCACTAAAACGACTTTGCCCTTTTTAGGGTCTTGCGCTTGTGTGACTTGTGGATAGCCCCGAGCAATCGCGGCATCCATGTGTCCAAAAAGTGTATCGTCATCTGAGACACACTGACCAGTGATTTTTAGGGGTAAAAGACTCATTAAAAAGACCCCTCCTTTTTTAAGGGAGGAGTCGATTTTTAGCCTGCGCCGACCATCATCAGGCCAGCATTGTTTACCATGCAGAATGGTGCGCTTGCGCTGGTTGCCGATGTGTTCGCCACAATGCCCTGGATGAAACCAGCCGACACAGTGGTGTCGTCCAGTGATCCAGCAGTTGCAGTGGTGTACAGCGGCACTTTAGGGTTGCAGCCAATCAACAAGTTAACTTGCAGCAAACCATTCAGACCGACCCAGCCGTAGTAGCTAGATGCGATTGCGGTTTGTGCAAAGCCGACCATGTTGAAACCCAGCGCAGCAGCGTTGGTAGTGGTTACAGGAACAGCTCGCATCACGGGTGTGGTGCTTGCCGAATCTGCAAATGAAGACATGATGACCGCATCAAAAGCAGCAATTGTGCTTTCTGCGCGAACAAAAATGTAAACGCCGTTGTTGCTCGTATTGACCCGACTGCCTGGTGTAACAGGAAAAAGGGAAGTAGAGCCAGCACTGGTTGACGCATAAGTAGCCGTCAAGTCAATGCCGATTTTGCCGTCTGTGACGTAATCTGAAGACATGATATTGCTCCTTATTCAGTCATGATGCCCTGGAACTGGAGTCCAGAAGCAGTCATATTGCCAGCCCAACCGATCAAGCGCACGTTTGCGTCCTGATTGGTGCTCATACGCTCATCGCCGATTGGGACGAAATTGCGGTTTGCGTGAGGCCGGAAGAAAATGTATTTTGTGTTCAGGAAATAGCCTGTGCCGGTAGGAATATTTCCACCGATACCGCCGTCTAGAACCACATCGGCATTCATGTACTTGGATGCAACAAAGCCGAGTTCGGCCATCTTGCTAGAGCCAGGGAAACGCTGAATGTTTTGCAGTGAGGACATGAAGAAGCCCCACAGGTTGTTATCCAACAGGATCAGGTCAACAACGTCAGAACCGCGACTTGTCTTTGCATACAGTCGGTTAAAACCCGACTGAATGTTTGAGCTGGATGCAGAAGCACCAAGATCAGTAGAGAAGTCAAAAGTCTGGTTGCGCCAGAATGACCATGTAGAACGATCAATACCGCCGACCACACCAGTAGACGGAGATGCAACCACCATAGCTTGCAGACCAGTGATCTGCTTGCCGTTGTTGGCCGTACCATCCGAGTAAATACCAGTGGAGATCAAGTTTTCGATAGATGCTTCAGCAACGTCCAAACGGGCATCAAACAAGTCGATGATCTGTTCTTCGCCGCTGTTTTGGAGCATTTCCAAACCATTGATCGTAACTGCCACTGCTGCCTGTTTGATCGGGAACTGAGCAGCACTAATCACATCCGCTGGGGAGATGTTCAGTGTTTCAGCGCCAGAATAATACATGGCTGTGCTGTTGGCTTGGAATGACAATTCTTGCAGAATGGTCGAACCACCAGAGAAAGGCTTCATTTTGCCCTTCTCGCGCAGACGGGTCAGCAAGGCATTGTTCTTTGTCACGTTATCCGCAACAATGCCGGAACGACTTTCAATGGTCGTTGCCAATACGTCTGAGTAATTTGCGTTGGCGTATGCCATAACTTACTCCTAATTATCCGATTTGCCGTAGCGCATTTGCTATAACGGCTCGCCGGTCTGTCTGATTAATAGCGCCACTGATGCTAGAGCCTGGTGCTCCTCGTACCTGTACCGCCGCTGTTTTTGCTCTTTGCACTTGGTTAGCTGCTTGCGTGTTTTGTTGCTGTTGAGCATAAAACTGCTGCGCGATAGCTGGATCAAGCCGCACTGCCGTGTCATAAGCCAGTTGCAATTTCTCGCGTTCTGACATCTGACTTGTGTCACCTAACACCTGTGGCGCTTGGAGAAGCTGCAACATTCGGTCAGAGACTGCCTCAAAATGCAGATTGGCAGGGTCGCCTGCAAACTGCTGGATAACCGAGAGTGCTCGATTTTCATTCTGTTTCTGCGCTTCATACTGGCTCTGCGTGATGTGCTGCGTGAGCTTCTGTACTTGCTGCGCTAGTTGATTGTAATGAGTATTTTCTGGCTGTGGAGTCTCGCCATTAAAATATGAGGCCACCTGATCCAGCGGAATCTGGAACTGCTGGATCATTTGGGCGACAGCTTGGCTCTTTTGCTGTGGCGTTCCCGTCCGAAGCAGCGCTGCCGTCTGCAAAAGTGGGCCAATTGCTGCCGCTGGGGTGGTGTTCTCGTTCCGCAAAATCCACTCGTAGGGTGCAAATTGCTCTGTGATCTGCCTTGCCTCTGCATCACGGGTTTTGTAGCTGGCAATGCCCTTTTCATAGTCAGCATCACGCTGGGCAATTGCTTGCTGTAGCTCGCTTGGGGCTTTCTCCCAATGCTCTTTTAACTCGCGCCGCAACGACTTTGGCATTTCTGCCATCTTCGGGGCTTCGGTCTTCTCAGTAGGGAATTTGGGGTCTGTGGCTTTGGCTTCTTTCGCCTCTCTAGGCGCTCTTGCAAGACGGGGCGGTTTGTCCTCCGTCTGCTTCATTGCCTCGCGGATCGTATCGGCACGGCTAGGTTCAGCCTTGATTTCTACCGCTTCTGGTGCTGGTGCTTCTGTTGTGTCGGGTGCGACAACTTCATTTTCCATCACTTCATCCTTTTCATTTGTTCCAAAGTCATCTTAATCATCTCTTTGCGCTCAGGCATTGGCCTGTTATGCAGGCGGTTTGCCATCTCCACATTCAGATTGCTCATTCGCATTGGGGCAATCGGTGCGCCTGGCCGGTCAAACTCTTGCACTGTGGCGACCTGACCCTTTAGCCGTTCCCGCTGAACTTCCTTTTTCCTGTTCCACTCTTGTTGAGCATACTTTACATCAGAATGCCCCATTTCGATGCTGTCTGTGGTCTTTAAATGCTCCCGCCACTGCTTGCGCCCTGTAATCATGACCCCATCCGGTGATCGAAACGGCTCAATGTCGCCCATCACAGTGGTAATTGTCTCGCTTTGATATGTGCCGACCTCGTAAGGTTCGCTGCCATCAGCAGGGTATCGCCATGTGGTTTTCAAAGTTGTCCAATCAAAAGTTCAATGTCTAATTCGTCCTGATTATCATCAATTTGCTTTTTAATTGCGTTAATTTGTTGCAATAATGAATCGTAATCTGCATATTTAGCCGCTGCTACAGCAATTGTTTTCTCTGGGCTGCTGGTTATTTGCTCTATTTGCTCTGGCGGCAGGCCAAATAATTCCTCTTGCAGCTTTAAACGCCTTTGTTTTTCAGCCTTTAAATCGCTTTGCCACTGTTTATCTCGCGTCTTTTCATCGAAGCCAAAGTGACCTCCTAATGGCAGTTCAGACACTGGTGGATCAACACCATCCCAGACGGCTTCATCCCATACACCCGTGTCCCAATAGTTAGCTGACAACTTCCACGCCTATGGCCTTGCCATCTGGCCCTCTAACAATGCGTTTAGGGGCAGAAAGTCTTTGCATAGCCATGCCTATGTTTTGCATAGAGTCCCCGTGCATGTTTGCCATCTGGTCGTGCATCATGGCAATCTTGTCCATTGCCGTCAAAATCGTGCCGCCCAGCTCGTTGGTTATTTGTGCAGCCGCCGCTTCAACGACTGGTAAATCGACTCCAGGGTTGCTGCCAATCCTTGCAACCATAATTTTGGTCGCTGCGTCCAGCTCTGCTTTCCATCGTTCATATTCTTCCTTCCCTGCCATCTCTCTGGCCTTAATTTGCATTTCGGTTTGTTGCTTAACAGTCTCAAACTCAGATTTCATCTGCGCTATTTGCATTTCTGACTGAATCTTTGCTTGCTGCATTTGCATGTCAAAGTCAGCACGGGCTTGCGCCATCTGCATTTCTGTTTGCATTTTCATTTGGTCTGACTGCACTTGCGCTTGCATCTTCATTTGCTCAGACTGACCCAATGCCTGCATCTTCATCTGTTCTGGATCGGGTGCTGGTGGCTGTTGGGCAGCTTGGTCTGCCTTGTCTTGCAGCGCTTTCATAGCCCGTTCAACAGCCGATTCCAGCCCCCTGCCAGCTTTAAACCGGCGCACTAAAAACAGCAGCATTTCTGAGGCCATAGGCAGCGTTTCAGGCGCAGCGCCTACCATTGGCATGGCTTCACGCAAGAACAGCCCAATGGCTTGGACAGCCTCTTGTGCGCCTTGCTTTTCTGCCTGTTCGTCAATCTGAGCCAAGCTGTCAGCCTCGACTGCAATGTGGAAGTCGCGGATCGTGCTGTTCGACAGCATCTGGATCGCAGCTTGCAGCATTTGCGGGTCTTGACCATCTGGCGTGTTCATCACGCCCGACATCTCGACAATTAGCTCAGGCGGGTAAAACTTACAGATAATTTGCGCTTTGAGCTTAAAGATGTCTGTGGCAAACCGAGCCACTTCGCCCTGGCTGCTTCTCAATCGCAGCGAGCCAAAGTTAGCCTTGAGCTGCTGTGCGCCCAGAGTCTCCTGTGCCTTGGATGCGCCGCGCAGAATGTCCGAAATGCCCATAATTTCGTAAATACTCTGTTTAACCGCCTCACGCGCTGCATATAACTGTTGCAGCGTCAAGACGATCTGCGAGGTGTCCATCATGTCGATAGCACCCTTTAGCCCGCCCTTCTCACTCATCGCAGCCCAAGAAGTCACAGGGAACATCTTGTTGTCAATGCCCTCTGTAAACAACCGACCCAGCTCCTTAAACTCAGCGTTAAACACACCGACCACTTTGCAGGCTTTGGTCAGCATATAGATGCGCTGCGTCAAGTTGTCTAGCTCTTGCGCTTGGTCTTCATATTCGCAATAGTCAGGAACAGGGATCATTGTTCCCGTGGTTGTTGTAGCCACCAAAGGCCGAGGACATGGGAAAAAGCCTTCCAGCTCTAGCGGGTCATCACGCTCATCTAACGACTGTGGATAGCCCTTGGCAACCCAGCACACCTTAAAAGTGCGTTTGTTCCAGATTTCAAAGACCTTGGCCTTTTTCTCAAAGGTTGTCTTGACTGTCTGCTGATTCTTTCCGTCATCGTCTGTGTTCTGGTCAGTCAGGCCGACATTCTTAAACACATCGCCAAAGCGCTCCACACCCTCATCGCGGGTCATGTAGACGGCACGGGCTACCCACCAAACTTCATCCCATGTCCGAGCTGGGCTGTGCAGGAAGTCGCTCCAGTACACATAATCAATTGGGCTGTGGGCAGAATCAATTGACTCGCCCGATTCTTGGACATTGGAGACTTGCGGTTCTTCACCTTCGGCTAGCTCGACTTCGGGTGCTGGCTCACCTACGATTACAGGCTCGTAACGAATCCAGACTGTGCCTCGACCTGGCAACAGCCGGTCTTGCACAGCGTTAACCATTGCGCTGTCAAAGTCGTTAAATTGCGTTGTTTCATATTCGATTACGCGCTCCAGCATGGTGGAAGCCAAGCGCCCTACAGGGTCTTGATCCATATACCGGCGGGAGACTTCAGGCTTCGCTTGCCGTCCGTACAGAGAAGGCATCAGCACTTGGATGTTTGACCAGAGGATGTTGAACTTCATCCGTGGCATCTCAACCGCATCGCGCTCATCGCGGTATCGCTTAACAATCTTATGGCCTCGCCTGTCCCACTTGTCAAAGACCTTCTCAGCGTTTGCTAGTTGGTCGTGCCAATACGGGCCAGGGTCTTCGCCCTCGTAAGCGCCTGTGTCTTCGTAAGCCATTAGAAGCCAGCGGCAAAGAAGAAGGTTATATCCATTGTGCCGCCCTCAGTGAAATGCAGGCTTGTGCCTACAGTCGCTGGGAATCGGTGAAAGCCTATGGCTGGCGTGATCGTGCCACAAATGACTGTGCCGCTTGAGCCTCCGTCTTTAAGCACCACAGTGCCTGAGCTGGTGCTGTTGACGTAAAACCCAAGAAGCTGGCATGGGCCTGTGGTTACATCGCCTGTTGCGGTCATGTTTTTGTATGCACCGACTTCTGCTACTGGCTGGCTCATATGCGCTCCTGTTTGTGAGTGTTCTCAAAGTCCCACATCTCATCGAGAGTAATGGTTTGCAGGGTTTTGCCTTTGGGCGGCGTAACGTCTTTGTTCTCTTGTCGATATGCCACTGCTAACATTCTAAACGCATCTGCTGGATGTGAGCACCAGTCATGACGGGGATTTTGCCTAAAAGTCTTCTTGTCCTCATCATATTCCCTTTGGTACTGTCTTAGTGCTTCCAGCCCCTCATCGCAAGAAGGGTCAAAATAGCAGTTGGGCAAGATCATCCGCACCGCCTGAATGCCGTCTTGTACCCCAATTTCAGGCACAATTGCCAACTTTGCCATGCCGCCCAAGTGCGCCGCCAGTTGCTCAACAATTGACTTACCGCCCGAGGCCAGCGTCTTGGCCCTTGCGTCATGGGGCAAATAGTGCTTGGTGTAGCGGTAGCCCTTGTCAATGACCACCTGAGCAATTTCCTCAATACTTGCGCCTGAGACTGCGTAGTAATCCATAACCCTGATCTCGCCCCTGACCACCTGATAAAACCAGACCGCCGTGTCATCTCTGTAACCCAAATCCCATGCACTAAAAACAGGGCTTTCAGGATCAAAGGGTAATTCCCTAATACGCCCCTGTTCATCAGCCAAACGCATCTCTTGGCCGTAGAAAGCCCCGAGGATGGCGGCATCAAAGCTGCACTCATATTCTTGGTCGTATTGGTCTTGGCTTAGCTGATCCTGTGCGTCTTTTAGCTCAGAGTCAGGCAGCAGCTTGGATATGGAGGCTGGCAGGCGGGTCAGAAACCAGCCTGGCGTTGCTTGGCTGACCCTGTAAATGTCGTGAAACTGGTTCTTGCCCTTGGGAGTGCCGCCAAACACTGCCCAGCCTAGCCGGTCTGACAGCGTTGGCCGTATGACATTGCCCCAGACGCTAGGCTTAAAGTCGCCGTATTCGTCAAGGAAAACCCCGTTAAAGCCCAATCCCCGCATGGCATCAGCGTTGTCTGAGCCAAACAGCATGATCTTTGAGCCGTTAACCAGCTCGACCAGCAAATCAGCTTCGTTGGTGTTTTTGGTGATCGGAGCTGCGTAATGCTTGAGATAGTCCCATGCAACCCGCTTGGCCTGGCTACGGAACGGGGCAATGTAGGCATATTGCGCCATCCTGTTGCCTTCAGTGATTGCCCGTTTGATGATGTCGTTGATGGCTGCGACTGTCTTGCCAGCCCTTCGGTGAGCCACTAAACAAGCCCATCGCTCTGTTCTGTTGTGGAACGGCATGAATGCGTCCCGTGGACTGTAGGGAAGGACTACTTCCCGTTTGCCCATGTGACCACCATTTCAATTGGGCCGTCATTTGCGCCTGTAACTTCTGTCCTTGCCAGCTTGGGTACATGGTACTCAATCACAGACTGAAACAGCTCAAATGCCTTGGCTGGGTTTGGCTTAACATCATGGGCTGGATCGCCGTTAGCGACTGCATCAAGCCACTGGGCTAGTCTAGGTGCGTTATCGTCAACAAACAGCGCTATGGCCTCTCTAGCCTGTGCTGTGAGCTTGTTAGGAACACCCGCTGTTCTCCCGCCATACTTGGGTCTAGTTTTAACTACTTTAGATTCTTTTGTCATGCCAAAGCCTTTGCTAATTCATTTTGGATAGAAGCAATTGGCTGGCCTTCCTGAATGGCTTTACGCATTTCTGGCGTGATGTCAAGGTAGCGCACTGTTTCCTTTGTATCTGGTGTTTGGTAAAAACTTTTGCCAGCTTTTTCAATTGTTCCTTTTTTACCAATTGTTGTCTCACCCACCTGTGCGCCGTATTTCTTGCCTTGTTTGTTAAGGAAAGCAGGGTAAATCTCATCGTAGTATTTCTTCATGCCCTCGCCGCCAACTTTTAAGGCATCGCCGCTATAAACATCAGTGCCAGCGGTTTGGCTTTGCATAGTTGTAGCCAGGTCTTTGCCCACATAGTCAGCCAGCTTGTCAGAGGCGATATTCTTGCCAATGCTTTGCTGCGTCCCACCACCTACCAAAGTGGCATCCAAGTTAAATGAGCCATCTGGGTTGCGCTTGGCAATGACTTCATCTACTTGCTTGGCAAGGTTGTAGCGCTCTGCTTGCTGCGCCCCCGTTGTAAGGCCAATCCTGTCGTAGCCCTTGTCCACCGCTTCTTTTAGCGCCCGTTTCAGCGCCAGTTGATGCCATGTGTCTTTGAAGGGGGCGTCTGGGACACCGCCAGCAGATGTTGCATTTAATTCATTTATAACGCCATTGATAGCACTTTGTTTGTTGTAATCTTTATTAAGAACAACGCCTGGATTGTTGTTGTCTCTAACAACATACATGGTGTCGCCATCAATTGTTTTAATTTCTTGTACAAAATAATTATCAGGCAATTCTTTTAGTGTTCCTTTTCCTTGGTAGCCCCTTTCCCGCCCAGCCTGATGCCAGTCCGACTGCACTTCCTCAATCAGCAGCATCTTTTTGCCGTCAGCGTCTATGCGATCATTAACCCGCATGTGGGCCAAAATGTTGGGTTCGTCAAAGTGGCTTGACCTGTATTCCGGTGCTGCTGAAGCGTTTCTAGCTTGCGCTGGCATTGCGTTTGTAATTTCTTGTTGTCTTACAGAATTTAACTGCGCCCATTCTGGCTCGCCTCCGCGCTTAACAAATTGCGTGTAATAATTTTCTGCTGCTTTGCTTGCCTCCATTGGCTTGTTGGGCAAAGTCAACAAAATTTCACGATAGTTCTCACCGCCTGGCAGTTGATAACGCTCGTATTTGGTAGGTGATATTGTTTTATTTATTTCGTTTATTTGTGTATCAAGTGCTTGTATTTGCACTTGATTATTTGATACAGTATTTCTTACCTGTGCATAAGATATTTTTCCTTCTTCAAACTGAGATTTAGCATCTGCAATATTGTCAACAAGTCCTTTATATTTATCACTTAATGCATCTCTTGTTGTTTGCATTTCTGGGCTTAAAGCGCCACCCAACTGCCTCTCCTGCACATTGATGCGATTGCCAGCAATGTAGTCTTGCACTTCCTGTCGGGTTACATTGGGTTTGCCCCTCAAAAACTCATCAAGCCCCATCGTTTCCATTTCGTATTTTTTAACATCTTGGCCTTTTGCCAGATCGTTTAAGAATGACTC